CATTAACCGAGGTTCGGCGATAATCGTAATGCTTGATGTTGATGCTCGGGTAGACCATCTCCGGCGTGACGGCGGAATAGATGCTCAATGTCGAAGCATTAGCCTCGACCGAGGCGAGCAAGGCGGTTCGGTTGCTCTCCGATCCGCCGGCAACGAAGCGCAAGCGAACATCATAGGGCAGGAACACCTTGTTATAGCTCTCGAACGCGCCCTGCTCCAATGGGAAATCGCAGATGTTCCAATCCTTGCGGAGCGTGAAATCGACCACGGTATCAGCCGTGATGACCGGCGACCCGTTCAGGAATATGCCCCATTGAGAGGCGTAATTGTCAGGCGTGTAGGTATCCGCCGTCATCAGCGTTAGTGCAGTCGCCATCTCAGGCTATACCATAATTTGCTTGCGCGGTGTAATTTTGCCGATCGATATGCGCCTGCATTTCCCGCATCAAGCCGGGAGCGTCGGTCGCCTGCGTGTGGATCGTGATGCCGCCGTTGATGTTGGTTTCGGAATTGCTAGAGTTGGTCGTCGGGCTGTTGTTGATGCTACTCCGCGCGCCGGCGGCTCCGGGGGCGCCGAGTGTGTTGGGACGCGGATGATTGCGAGCACCGGCGTAAGGCGAATATGACCCTCTGCCACCCTTCGGATTATAGGCGAAGCGATTGCCGCCGATGACCGGCGCATCGCGATGATGCTGATACCACGGACCATGATAGTAGCCCGCGCGATATTCATTCGACCCGTTCGTAATATCCGGCTCGCCGCCAGATGCGATCGCTTTGATGCGTGCACGAATATATGCCGCTTCCTTCGCCGAGGCGCGGCGATATCCGGCATATTGCCCTGGAGCCCTCGCGACCTGTTCGATGTTTCCAGATGGCCCATAGGTCTTCGTGCCAACGCGATTCAGCATGTTGTTGATCACCGCGTCAACGGATTGCTGATTGTTCGTATGGGCTTCGCCGGCGATCGTATTGACAACCTTATCGCTCAAGTCAGAGTCGGACAACTTATAGACTGGACGATATTTTCCAGCCTCACCTGGCGCGGGGGCCGGCGTGTCTGGGGTTCCGCCCGTGGCGCCACGACGAACGCTTTTACTCGTGGCCGGCGGCCCACCTTCGCCCCCTCGATGCGGCAATTTAATTCCCCGCCCCGGCGTTAGACCGCCAGCAGCGCCGCCTTCCGCCTCGTGCGCTTCGGCGCTACCGACGCCAAAATTGCCCCGAACCCAATTCCACGCGCTCTTGAGCCAATCGAATTTACCCTTCAGCCAGTCGAAGGCGTCCTTCCATGCGTCCTTGAAGGCGTCGGTTATCAGGTCTTTGGTTTGGCCGAGGGCTTTCGGAATCGCGAGCCACATTTCCTTGATCTTGCGACCAAGTTCCATCCACTCGTCATAGATTTTCTTGACGGTTCCGCCGCTTAGTTTATCCCATTTTTCGAAGACGTTGCCGCTACGCCATTCCTCGATCAGTTCGCGGGTTTTATTGACGAGCCATGTCAGCGCCGGGGAAAGCCTCGAAACCAAGATATTGGTGGCGGAATCGAACGTCTGCCTTAGCGAAACCCATGCCTGATAGAGTTGGTTTGTCTTGTCGATCTGCTCGGCGGTCGGCGCCAGCTTTCTCATATTCTCGACGATGGCCTTGACTGCATCCTTACCCTGCATCAGCAGGCGAATCGTGCCTTCATCCAGGCCAAGTTGCTTGCCGACAAAAATCGCTCTAGCCGCGCCCTGCGTGGCGGCGATATTCTTCAATCCTTCCGCGATCTGAGGGAGTTGCTCAAGCATCGGCTTCGCGGCATTGAGCTTGACGCCGCCCTCGGCCATAAGCCGGGAGAACCAAAAGAATGTCTCCGGGCTGGCCTTGCCGGATTTCAGTTCATTGAAAATGTCCGCGAGATGCTGAAGCGAGGCGCGAGCCGAATTGGCGTCGCCACCCATGCGCTCGACCGCCATGCCCCAAGCCGAAAGTTCCTGCGCCGAAACTCCGATGGCTTGCGCCGATTGGCTTAGTTCCTTATTGAACTTCGTGACGTCTCCGACCGCGTTTTTGATCGCGTCAAGGCCGATGAATGCCGCAATGGTTCCGAGGATTTCCTTGCGAAGCGCGCCCCAGGATTCAGCCGCGTCCTTGCCGGATTTCTCGACATCCTTGCCGTCCTTGACAAGGCTTTCCTTCAGCTTCTTCGAGCTGTCGGCGACGGCGACCTGATCCTTGCGAAACTGCGAGGAGTCGAGGCCGAGCGTGATCACAAGGGAATCGATCACAGATGCCATGATCAATCCTTCTTGTTCAGGACGCGAGCGTTGTGCGCGTCAACAGAAATAATCTCAAGCATGTCGTAGAGTTCGTCTAGCCCATAAACCTCGTCGAGATCGCGCAACGTCGCCATGCCAGACGACACGACCGCTCCAATAGCGCGCGAGACGTTAGCGTATTCGATCATTCCGCGCTTGGTCTCGCCGGTGCTGACCTCGATTGGTTGCCGGCCAGAGTAAAACCCAAATGAAGCTCAAGCACCTCCTTGCGCAGGAGAATGCGGGTTTTCACTTCCTCGATATCATCATCGATCAAATCGCGAACCGCGGAAAGCTTCGGGTCTGGCTTGATCTGGATGCAATCAAACATCTCGTCCAAGAGATATTCAACCTCGTGAAAGTTCAACTTGCCGAGTGCGTCAATGCCGACTGTGGCGATCCCTGCCATGCCGTTCTGCACCGCGTCATCCGGGATTTCGACGCCGGCCCTTTGCAGTGCCAGCAATGCCCGCATCGCCCATTTCTCGGACCGCGCCGCCGGCATTTCGGTAAGGACGAACACCTTTCCGTTGTCGCGGCTCGTGTCGTCTTGGACGACGAAATCCGTTTTCCTGCGCGCCATCTATCAACCCCCCGCCGGGATCGGGCCAAAGCCAATGCCCTGCCATGTGATGGTATGGGTTCTGGGCTGCAACACCTTCTTGGCATTCGGGATCGGCTGATAACTCGTCAGAACGCCTTGCTGCATGGAATACTGGAGCCCCGTGCTCGGCAGCTTCAACGTCATCTGTGCAAAGTAGACATCGCGTTGCGTTAGCATTCCCTGCCACCACGTATCAAAGATCGGGTTGGCGTTTGAATCCGCCTGGAGCGCGATCTTCTGCTTGATCGGGACATAGACGAAGCCGGCGGATAGAACCCCGTCGACGCCCATCATCGTCTCGACGCATTCGAGGGGATCGATGTCAAAAATATCATCCACCGCGAATCCAGTGAGTTGGACAGGCGTGGTGTAGAGCGACGCGACGGTCATTGTCAGCGTCGCGTTCGCGCTCGTAATACTGGCCATTTCGGAGCCTCTTGTGTCTGGTTAGAGCGGATGGTTAAGAGCGCTCGCGTTACTGTATTTCGATAGAATTCAATTGGATGGATTGCACGCTTTGACCGTCCGTATACCAGAAGCTGATCGGCGGCGATGCGCGGGCGGCGCGCACTTGCGGCGTCGCCGGCTGAATATAGAGATACCACCCCTGATTTTGGATGGTCGCGGTGACGTTGGCGCCGACCGCCGTATTGATCAATGCGGCCTGCGTCGTGGACAGTGTGACGCCGGTGCGGATTGTCCCATTGCTCAAAGCCTGATTGATGACGCCTTGGCACGCTGCCGCGATCAGCCCATATCCTGCCGAATTATAGGGAATGGTGTTTGCCGCGGTCAGCAGATTGACGAGCGCGAGTTGGAACTGCGCGTTCATATAAATCTGATCGGCGTAGCTGTCCGCCCATAGGAACGGCCCGGAGATCTGGCCGTTATACATGAATAGCCAGTTTTGCGCCGCCGTCGCATAGGCGCCGTAATAGTTGTAACCATTGCCGAGCAGGTTGTTCGCGGCAGTCAGGTTGCTGGCGCCCGCTACTAGCCCGCTCTGCGAACGGAAACACAGGTTTGCTCGACCATTGAGCGCATTGAAATTGATCGACGCCATCCACCCGGAGATGAACGCGGCGTGATGCAGATTGCTTGGCACGCTGACGAGAATCGTGCCGGAATAGTTGTTGGCGTTCGACGAAATGAGATACCCGAGACTTCCCGTGGCCGGCAGGCTGACGGTCGGCGAACTATCAGAATCCCATGCAACATAGGCATAGCGATTATTGGTCGTGTTCGTCCATGCCGAGAATAGTAGCTTTTGAGCGTTGCCGAGCCCATTATCGGGATCGAACGCAGTCCAGAATGAAGCCCAGTTCTGATTTTGCGCGATGATCGACGCCATATAGGTGGATGGCGTTGTTTCGGCGGCGCCTTGCGACACGACGGCGCCCGTGGCGCTGGTCAGCAGCAACGGCGCCGCCAATGTGCCAGTGGCGAAAGCCGCCGTGGATGGCGTTCCGGTGATGCCGGATGTGAGCACGAAAGCGCCGGAGATGGAATCGAACGCGACGGTCAGCGGCGTCGCCTTCAACGTCAGGGATTCGCTCGCCACTGTTTGCGTGAGATTGACGTAATAGGTTCCTGTCAGGCCCGTGCCCGTGCCAAGGCCTGTGACGATCGTGCTGGCCGCGACGCTGGTTCCCGTCACGGTCTGCCCGACCGAGATAGTTCCCGATCCGACAACCGATACCGTCATGAGGCCATAGCTAGCCGTGATTGTCTCGCTGGCGATATTCTGCTCGATCGACACCGCATAGGTGCCAATCCCGCCTGCGGTTCCGCTGAGTTGCGCGGTGATTTGCGTGCCAGAGGCGATGCCGGTTCCGGCGATGATCGCGCCGGGAACGAGCGAACCCGATGCAACAACCGTGACGGTCAAAATATCGGCGCTGATCGAACCCGTCACGCTCGCCGTTTCCGCGGCGATGGAGCCGGTGACACTGGCCTCCGTCGGTTCCACGGCCGTCAAACCAGATTGGATCAGCGCGGCGGCGGCTGAATAGCTGGTCGCGGTCGAAAGGTTGATTGAAGCCGCGCTTTGCGTGTAACCGTCCATGACGACGGACAGCGAACCTGAGAGCAGTTGCAGCGAAGCCAAGGGAAGAAGCGAACCAACATTGCCGCTGCGAAGATAGGCCGATGTCGCGACAATCGGATATTGCGCGATCCACAAATTGGCGGGAATCTGCGTGTTGCCGATGAACGACCCGAAATAGACAACCGCCTCGGCATATTCGTTCGAATTTGTTCCGAAATAAGCGCCGACCGCCGTAGCGGATGCGAAGCTCCCGATAGTCGGGCCGGTGGAATTCATCGGCACGCGCCAGCTCGTCGTCAACATGAGCCCCGCCATGCTGAGCGCTGTTCCGCCGGCGGAAAGGACGCTCGGATTGACTGTGACGATCTGTGAGGCGGGTATCGTGGACATCGTTTATTCCTATTCCTGAACGGATAGCTCGTTCTCGATTGTGATGGGGCCGAGCGTTCCCGCGTATTGCTGCGGCGGCGAGACGATCTCGTTTGCCTGCATCACTGCATCGATAACGTAACGGGTTTCGACTTGCTGCTCGCCATTGATGAAGGGAATTTGTTTCGGATCGTCGGCGTAAAGCGGTGACACGTCATAGCCGGATGCAAGGAATACTTGGACCGCATAGTCATCGCGAAACAGCGTCGAGATGGTTTGAGCATTGTCGGCGCTACTGGGGCCATGCACGTCGAGTTGGATAATGATCTTAGTCGGCTGTTTTATATTGCTGGCGCCGCATGCCAGCGTGGCGCTGGAAACGGTTTGCGAGACCGAGACAGCATAGGTGCCGACGGCCCCGGTCCCCGTGCCCAGCGCGCTTATCGCGGTTCCAGAAGCGACATTGGTTCCGAACAGCGTCGCGCCGACACGGATGGTTCCAAATTCAACCGCCGTGACGGTTAGCGTGGTTCCCGAGATCGAACCGGTGAAGGCGACATCGGCCCATGACCAAGAGTTCGTCTCGAGCCGCGCTTTGAGTATCGGCGTCATGACAACGAAGTCGGCGCCTTCCGGCTCGGGGACGCGGTTTTGTTGGCCTTGGATGACTGCGACGCCAGATGGGAGGATCGAGACCAAGAATGCTCGCAACGCCGTCAAAACGTTCGATTGTGTCGGGACAAGAGGGATGGTCACGAATTATCCTGGAGCGTCACGCCAACGGAAACCCAGTTCACCCAATATTCGAAGACGATGGCGACAAGCCAAATCGAGCCATCTGGGAACGTGATCAGATCGCCGCCCTTGCCCTTTGACCTCACGATGCCATCGACCTCGCCGTTGAGGTAAATCTTGCGGCGCTGGCCTTGGATGTTGAGTGAATCCATTTGGACAATATCGTTATATTGCAGCGCTTGCACGTCGCCGGAAACCGTCACGGGAGCGGCATATGTCGGTATAACGGAACCGTCAGCGCTTACCGTCGAACCCATCGAGATTTGCAGCGTCAATTGCGTCGGCGGATTGATGACGCCCGTGTAACCGGAGACAAGCCCGCGAAGGTTCATTCCTTCACCACATGGTCGATGCTCGCCAGCATATGGCCTGTATCGACCAGCGGCTTATCGAAGCCCTTTTTGGCGATCGTCTTCGGTGAGAGCGGCGGCGATGTGAAATCGACAATGGACTGTCGCAATTGGCCCGCGATGGCCGCGCCGGTTTGATCGAGCGTCACGGCGGAGTCGTAGTCGTTGGCTTTGAGCAGATTGGCGACCGCAGCTGGCCACTCGCCGCTTTTCGCCGTGATCATCCCGCGGAAGAATGGGCGCGGCGGAATGTTGCGCGCTGGAGCGCCGAACTCCTGTATCGCAGCGATCATCGCCGTCGGCGTGCCGTCGGGATAGGTGCTGTTCGCCAAAAACCCGACCTCGACGGAAGCCGCCTTGTCGACGTTCTTGGCGATGTCGGAGAGGGCGGCGCCGAGCTTGTCGCCTCCCGAGAGCTTCGCCATCAGTTCATCCCGAAGATTTCGGTGAAATAGTGCGAAATGTCCGTCGTGGCGGTGGCCGCGTTCGCCGTCACGGCGAGATAGATGATGCCGGATTCCGTCGCGCTCGCGGTTGAAGCCGCGACGAGGGATCCGACCGTCGCGCCGATCTGCGCCGCCTGATGCAGACAGAGTTGCGTGTTCAGCGTCGCTGTTTTGAAGATCATCGCGGTCAGTGAATATCCGGCCGCGCCAGTGGTGGTATAGGCGCCCGTATCTGCGATCAGCGTCCCGCCGGAAACGACGTTCCCAATGGCTGGCGCGGTCACGTTCCACCACAACTTGATGCGCTTCGAATTCGTATTATTCGCCACGTTGCCCATGGCCGTGAATTCAAGGCCTCGGCCAACGATATCGAACGATCCCGCGGCGAGCGCGAAGATATCGACGACGTAATCTCCCGCTGTCCCGCCAGGGTTGACCGGCGTAGCGAGCGCTGTGCGGTAAATATTGCCGTCTGACTTCATGACAGCGCCGCCGAGAAGCGAACCGCCGAGTTGGAAAGCCGTGTCGTTCGGCAGGAAGTTCGAGGCGATGTCGCCCTTATCGGTCATGAAGTGGAAGGCCATTGCCTTTTGTCCTGTTTAGCGCCAGCGGCGAACGGCGCGCGGCGACGGGATGTAACGGGCCGTCCGATATTGCAGCGTCGCGGCCCAATAAGCGGCGCCGTATTGCGTTTGTTGCAGCCATGCCGCCATGTCGCCCTGCGGCGCGACATAGGCCGTCGTGACGCTCACCGAGCCCTGGGACGCGCTCGATATGCGCCCGACCGGTGCGTTCTGCGCGTTGCCATTCGCGTCGACGAGTTGCGCATAAAGCGTGGCGATATGCGCGGTCAGCAAATAGAGAAGCGTCGTCAGCGTCGTCGGGTCGCCGGCGAGCGGGCTCGTCGGCGTGTTGTCGCAATACAGACAGGCTTGGTTGAAATAGTTCTGGCCCGCGGCCTGCCCGATGCCTGCGAACTGCGGATAGATCGCAGCCCAGTTCGCCCAGACGAAGGTGACAATGGGGTTCACAGCGGTTACGCCGCGAGTTCGCCGATGCGCTCGGTCTGAATCCCGCCGCCGGACGCCGGCTTCGGAATGCGCGCGTCAACCATCCTGCCCTTGTCGTCGAGAGCAAGCGGCTCGATGCCAGTCTTGGTCTCGCGGCCCTCGCGCGTCATGGCGCGAAGCTCGTTCGGCTTTTCATGCGCCTTGATCAGGCCGTTCCTGACCAGATCGAGGTCTTTGTTGGCGTCGAGCCAGAGCGCGAATTCATCGGCGTCAACGCCATGCGTGAGCGCATAGCCGTCCTGCGTCTGAATCGCCCCCTTCTGGTTCGGGCCTTTGATGGCGATGGTCTTCTCTGGGCGCCACTGCTTCTCCTGACGGAAGCCGCCGAAGCGATCCGTCACCGTGATCTCGTGAAAGGCGCCGATGCGAATATTCAGCCCCGGCCCCCATTTGCATCCTACGGTCACAGTCGCCATGCGTCAGACTCCCACCATCGTTGTGCTGGCCAACGGGTATCTCCAGATCGCCCCCCAAGTTCCGCTCGTGACCTTCTGCTTCCACGAAGACGTATAGGTCTCCAGGCGATGCGCGCGCATCTTCTCGGTGAACGAGCAGTAGACCGTCTTCTTGCCGTCGACGGTCTCGGCGAAGAGGTGGATCATATTGCCGGCGGCGACGCCCTGCGGGTTGGTCGAGTTGGCCGCGCCATACTGGACGGCGGTCTCGTGGCGGATGTTGGGGAAGTTCTGCTCCAGCAGCTTGTAGACATCGACGCCGAAGCTGTTGGTCGCGGTCAGCGCCACCGCCGAGCCGGGCGACATGGCGAGAACGAGCTTGTCTTTCGCTTTGACGAGACCCGCGGTCTGCGCCACGAGCTGGTAGAACGCCGACTGAATGTCGAGGAAGATTTCATTCGCTGACGCGACGATGACGCCGCTATTGATCCACCTGACGCCGCCATAGGCCTTGCCCGTCGGGGTGAGCGAAGCGGTCAGGTTCGGATCGTTGACGAGCCCGTAGAGCTGGAGCCCCCCCATGCCGAAGAAGTAGGAGTAGTTCAAGAAGCGGTTTAGGTTTTCCGCCGCCGCCCGATCAACTTCCGACGCATAGTTGAGGCGGGCGAGGCCATAGCGCTCGGCCTCGCGCTCGCCCCATTCCTTCATCACCTGAAAATGATAGGACTGGCGCTGCGGGAAGTTGGTGTTGATGCCGGCGCGGCCGTTCTGCGCGAAGTCGTCATAGGACGAAACCTCGCCCGTCGATTCGACCACGGGGAAGAACGCGGTGTCGGCGAGCCAGTCCGCCGTCTTCTTCTCGCTCGCGATGTTCGCCGCCTCAACGGGGGCGAACACGATGCGAACCACGTCGGGATCGACGTAGGAGGTGAACAGCGCCGGGAGCGATCCGCTCGCAGTGGTCGATAGCGTCGGCATGGCGTCCATCGCGAGGCGATAGTCGCGTTTCATTTCATCGGTGGCGTAACCAACGACTTCGGGCGCATGGAAGCCGCGGGCCTCCAGCGCGGCGCGATGCGCGCGCCACGACGTTTGAGATTCGGAGACATTCATTTGTCGGTTTCCTTAGCTATGGCCAATCACGATCAGCCGTTAGGCCAGCTTGAGATTTTCACAAGTTCTCCAGCATTGCCGGACGACATGGCGGTGAACTTGGTGGCCACGTTGGTCGTCGCGGAGATCGACGTTGACGACACGACAGTGTTGTTGTTGACCACGTAGGTGCCCGCGCCGCCCGCGCCGGTGATGAACGCCGTGACGTAGGTTCCCGCCGCGACGCCAGTGCCCGCCAGCAGGCCGCCGTTGACGAAGATTCCCGTCACCGTTCCGCCGACCGTCAGCGTTCCGTAAGTGCCGGAAACCGTGGTGCTGGCCGCGCTCTGCTCGCCGATGTTCAGCGCATAAGTGCCGATGCCGCCCGCCGTCCCCGAGATCTGATAGGAGACCATCGAACCGGAGGCGATATTGGTTCCCGAGACCGTCGCGCCGGGGTAGATCGTGCCGGAGCCGACCGCCGTGACGGAGAGCACGTTGCCGAGGACGGAGCCCGTCACCGAGAAGGTCGACGCGGCGACGCTCGACGCCGAGCCCGAAGCGGTTGACGCCGCGCTGGAGCCGGTGGCGAAGCTCGCCAGACCGGAGGCCAGCGCCGCATAGCAGACCTGTCCAACCAAAGCCTGCCCCGAGCCGCTGTTACGAACCCAGAAGTCGCCTTCGCTATAGGCCGCGACCTGTAACCCCTGCGGGATTAGAAGGCCGTTGTCGGCAAGATAGGTCGTGATCAGCCCCTGGCCGCGTCGTCCGACGAAGCCAGTCACCGGGCCGGAGCCGTAGCTGTTCAGGACCGTCGGCGCGTTGTCGGCGTCGAGGTATTCGGGCGAGAGCCAGGCGAAGCGCCCGATATAAACGCCGGAGGGGCCGGCGACGAGGCCGCCGGGGCCGGCGAGGACGGTCGCGCGCGGATTGGATGACGCGAAATCGCCTTCAACTCCGGGCGAAAGCGTCGTGTAGGCTTGATTCTGGAAAGGCATGTGTCAGGCCCCTTAGATTTCGATGCGCATAGCGTCGGGAAACATCTTGCCGAAGCTGTCGATAGCCGCGGCGTCCATCGCTTGCGCGGGCGCGTCGTGACGATGAGCGGATTTGGCGATAGCCGACTTCTTGTCGATGGCCATGGAGACCAGCGCCGGGTAGGCGCTCGGATCAACGCCGTCGACCTTGACGCCCTCGGCCTTGAGAGCGGCGGCGTAGATAGCCGAAGCGCTATCGAGGCCAAGCGACACATCGCCGAGGAGCGGGCGCACGGCGCGCTCAGCCTCGCGAATGCCCTGCAAGCGGGCCATCACATTCTTCTCCGCGTCGACTGAGGCGGCGCGCGTCGCCGCTTTTACCGCGGCGTCCATCGCGCCCTTCGTCACCATGTCCTTCTTCTCCGTTTCCTTCTCCTCCGGCGTCTCTTCGCCCTCGGGGCCTTCCTCGTCGGCGCCGGCGGATTCGGCGGCTTCATGCTCCGCCCCCGCGTTGCCGATCATCTGCAAAAGCTCGTCGAGCTTCGCCATGTCCTCGTCCGACAACTTGCCGGCGAGGAACTCCTTAATCTTCGCGCCGGGGCCGGCGTCGATCACCGGCACATCTTCCATGCCCTCATCGCCGATCTTCGGAGCCGTTGCGATCGGCGCATCCTCATCGACCGCTTTCTCTTCGCCCACCGAGTCGAGCAGCTTGGCGAGTCCGTCAATCGAGGCGTCCTGCGCGAGCTTGCCGCCGACGGCCTTCTTGATGTCGTGAGCGAGCTTGCCCTTGCGGGCGCTGAAGTTCTTGGCGGTGATGTCGGCGAAGATCGGCTTCAGATCAATCTTGGCGTCTTGGGCCAGCATCGGGCGCAGAAAGGCGAATACCGCTCCCTGCGCCAGCGCCGCCTTTTGCGAGAGCGGTTTCGTCTTCATGTTTTGCCCTTGTGCGTTGCTGGGGTTCAGGTTCTCGGCGCTGTCAGCAACCACAGCTCCGGGGACTCTCGGCTCTGTCACAAGAGCCAAATGATTGGCGTCGATCGCCCGCATGATGCCGTCATACGGCTCGCCCTCTGGGGAGCGACCCGGCGTCATTTCAGGCTGATAGCGATAGCCGCAACTCAGGCTCTTTTGCCGCTCGCTTTCGATGCCTTTGATCGCTTCCGCGTCCCAGATATTGAGCGGCGCATAAAGCGTGTCGCCGTCCATTTCGACAGGCTCGCCGATCGATCCCACGGTTAATTCGCGCGGGTGTTCGTCCGCGGATACCGGCTTATGTTCGAGCAGGATCGGCTTGCCGACAAAGCTCTTGGCGCCCTTGGCGAGTTCGTCGGGATGGCGGTAGAGTTTGTAAATCTTGGCGGGGTCAATCCCGAGTTCCTTGAATCCGGGGATTTCCGACCCGAGATATTCGGAGACCACCGCCTTGCTGATCGGCGTGCGCTCGACGCGAAGGTGGCCGTTGTCGTCAAAGGTGCGCACGCTCGCGCGGTCGAAGGCCAGCGCGTCATGCGCCTGCTTCACGCCAACCGCAACGCCGCCATTCGGCGCGGTCGCAAGTTCGTCATCCGCCTGCGTCTCGAACAACGCCAGCATCAGCCGGTCGTAAAAATCATCCTTGTCATCCTCGCCATAGGCGAGGTCCACGGCGGCGACGAACCGGTCGCGCCAGCATTCATCCTCGCCGGCCTCGCGATATGACGTGGCGACGGCTTGCGCACGCGGATGGCCTGCGCGCCGCATCTCCTCAATGTCATGGGAGATAGCGGCACGGTTTGAACCGTGCATCGATGGCATGATGTTTAGCCGAATCCTCTAATCACAGGACGCCCAACGCAGCGGCAGTTGATCTCCGTTCCCGGCCATATCCGCTTGTCAATCGCGGGGTCTAGCCAACCTTCGGCGACGTTGTAGCGTTCCTTGTCGCGCCCCGCCTTCGCATGCGAAGGGCGTGGGTGCTTGCCGGCGCCGCTGTGAACCCAGATGGCTTCGTCGACGCCGATCTCTATTTGACGCGCGCGGGTTAGCGCCGCCGTGGCCTTGTTATTCTGATCACGCGAAATGAATGCAGCTCGGCGCTTGGTGACGCCAAGCTGCTCCCGCAAATCCTTGGCGAGTTGCCCAAGGTCGCGCCCAGTTTGAACCGAGCGCGTCACCATCCCCTCGACTCTCGTCAGATATTGGGACGGAATCGATTTGATCAGCGCGACATTCTCATTGACCGTGGCGTTCAGCACATCGCGCTGCGCCCTCGTCATTTTCCATTCGACCGTGAGGCCGGCGTCCTTCAAAATCTTCTTCAGCGCCGCGTCGGAGCGCGTCGCCACGGATTGCGCGAACCATTCACCGAGCTTTTCAGCCGCTTCGTCGAATTTGGCGAGCCAGCGTCTGGCGAGGCGCCGCATCGCGGCTTTCAGCGCATTAGCCGAGAGTTCGTCTTGCGCGAGAGCCGGCGGATTGGCGCGGTATTCAGCGGAGAGCCAATACTCGATGCTCGCGCCCATCTCTTCGATCAGCGCTTCAATCTTGCGGCGATAGGCGAGTTCCAGGCCCGCATTCGCGCGGATCGGGCGCAGGATTTTTTCGCTCTTGTTCCTGCGGAGCGGGCGGCGTGTCGTCATGGTCAAGCGGGTTGAACGCTTCGTTTAGTTCGCATTAACTCAGCGGCTTCCCGCCGCCGAGCCCGAGCAGTTCCATCAACGTCGCCTTCACCATGAGCGCCTGCCTCCCGCCAATTCAGGCCGCCTAGACTATCCCCGTCGCCTTCCTCGTCAAGCGGGCGCCCTTTGACGCTCAAAACCTCGCCTTCGACTTCCTCGCGGTCCGGCATTTCGTCAATGTCGAGGCCGGGATACAATGTGTCCTCGGCGTTCGCGATGCGCTGGCGCTCTTCGTGCGGGTCAAGCACGCCGCTGTCGATCTCGATCTGGGCGGTCTCGGCGTTGATCTTGCGCACTTCGGCCGCTTCCTTCTCCGACATCTCCCACAGCGGGTTCCACTGCCAGGTGATATCGGGATCGACCTCGCCGAACAGATGAGTCTGCATCACGTCGCCTATCCGGCGAACGCCCGGCGTTCCGATGCGTTCTTGGCTCGCTACGATGCTATCGTAGAACACCCTGATCTCGCCATCGCTGGAAGCGTTGAGCCCGGACGGCGTGACGCCGAGCAGCTTGACCAGCGGAATACCGGACGGATAGGCCATCTGCTCGACCGAGGCCGCTAGCA